ACCGCCCAATATAGCAACCGTGTACTGGGAAGATGCTTTGTTCTGATAGAAATTATCACCAACAGGAAGTGAACTGTTTCCATTGACTTCAGAAGCAATGAACAACCAGTCAAAGTCTTCACTGTATGCAAAAGCGGAAACATAACCATTTCCACCTGCAATGGTGATTCCTGCATCCTGATATGCACCATCTTTCTTGGAATCTGCAAAGGTGTGGTCTGCAATATAGACAGAACCTTCACCATAGTTGTAGATGTTGATTCCATCAATCCACTTCCAAATGTTTCCATAGGGATTTTCTTCACCACGATAGGAAACAACAGTCCAACCATCAGTGGTTGTGGCAACACCAGTTGCATTTCCAAGACTGGAAGTGAAACCAGTGATTTCAGACATGTTGGATGCACCATCATCAGTCTTGTTTGTGACACCAACACCAATTGCAGACTGCATGTTGAAGGTTGCATATTCCACAAGGAAAAGAAGTTCAGTTGCAGTTGCTGCCTGAACCGTCAACTGTGTCCAACCTGTTCCACGCTTTGCAGCAATGGTTCTGAATCCGCTTCTTGTTGCACCACTCTGTGTCAGTCCTGAAGTAGGTTTTGCACCTGCAATGGATGCAAGAAGGTCATTTGCCCAATCAACAGTCTGTGCGTCATTGATGTTGTATGCAGAAGCAGATGTGTCAAAGGTGCTTCCTTCATAAGCACCAATATAAATCTTGTCCATTTCCACACCGTTTCTGACAAAAGCAGGATGAACCTTGAAACCTGATTTCTTGGTTGCAGATACATAATATCTGCCCTTTCTCATGTGGACACCCTTTTCACCTTCACGCTTTTCAGTCAGAACAGGAACAACCTTGTAATAGAATTTAGGCTGTTCAACCATGACCTGCACCTTTGTTCCAACTGGATAGGTGACTTCATCAATGGTGATTGCCTGTGTCAAAGCACCTGTTTCAGAATAGCCTGCATCACCATAATAGGCAACCACAACACCTGCATCAGTGACATTGCACCTTTTACGCTTCCAGGGGTCAAGGTCATCAAAAGATGCACCAGGGGTCAAGGAAGCTGCACCTGCAAGCCTTGTGAATTTCTTGTTTACAAAATCCACTTCAACACCATAGATGTCATCTTCAGTGTAACCAATGTATGCCTGAAGGTCATCAATCTGATTCTGTAAATCTTGAATGTCACCGATAGTTGCAACAGCAGCAGGGTCAACAGTGACTGTGACACTGGATGCATTCTGAACAGTGGTGACAAGTTTCAGGAAGCAACCACTTGTGGACACACCATTGTAAGGTGGCATCCAACCAGGTGTGGAAGCACCACATGCAGCATATACAATTTCACCTTCATCAGGGTCTTTTGCATGAAGTGCAATGGTTCTGATGTAATAACCAGTAGAAAGGGAACTGTTTGTGACAGCACCTTCAACCTGCACCGCTGCATTGCTTGTCTTTGTTACCTTGGAAATTCCTGTGGTCTGCTTTACACCACCAAGGGAAGTCATTGCAAGAATCTGTGCATCAGTGTATGCAGTTTCAGACAGGGAAATTTTGGTGAACTCAATGTTCGCTGTTCCTGCCATCATCTTTGCAATCAATGCCTGTCCTTTGTTGGTGATGACCATTGTTCTAAACTCTGCCATTTTCGTTTTACCGCCTTTCTTTTATATGATTTCTGTGTATGCGATACCAAAACCAGTATTGGAAGCAGAATCCAACTGGATTGTACCCTTGAATGTGTCACTGACTTCAATCTGTTCTGTCATCTGATGTGCAACAAATGCACCTGCTTCAGCTTCAGAACCAAAGATTTCACCCTGGAAGGAATCTGTCAGCATGATTTCACAAGTGCCTGAACCACTTGCAGCAGCACCTGCATCAGCATTGAATGTCCAGTTCACCTGGTAGGAATCAGTCAGATTGAACAGGTTTGCAAATGCAAGACCTGTGGCAACAAAAGCTGTTCCTGACATCAGATATTCCAGGACATTGTTTGCAATGATTTCAATGTTTGCAGGTGGCATATATCCAAGAATGTTTTCCAGTTCATCAACCTGACCATACACATCAAGGTGTGTGGTCAGTTCCAACAGATAATTGTTCCAATCTTCATTCAGGTCAAAGTCATCACCACAAAGGGTCTGCAACTTCTGCAAGAACACCTTCCAGGTGTAAGGAACAACATCATTCCATCTGATAAGCACCCTTGAAATTCTTGACTGAAGGGTGTCTTCAGATGTTGGTGTGATTTTCAGGATTCTTTCAAACCTTGCAATTCCGACTTCATCACAACTGATGATGTACTGATTATCTTTGATTCTTTGTGTTTCTTCCCAAGTCAGCTTGAATTCAGGATTTTCAGCAGACATAATCTGCTGCATTTCTCTGTATTCCTGGATGAACTGTGGAAGATATGCAATCAAGTTGACATCTTTGGAATAGTTAGCCATTTGTTATCACCCCCAAAACAGGGATTTCATAAGCACCAAGTGCAAGGTTTGAAGTTGTTCCATTTATCTTGGTGTTTGACACATCAATGACACCCTGGATGTTCAGGATTCTTGTTTCAATCTGACTGATTCTGACAACTGAAGCACTTTCATTTGCCCATGCAGTTCTGATTTCAAGAAGGTATGCTTCCATTGCAGCTTCAATCTGTGCTTTCAATCCTGTCCAGGTATAACCTTCTTGGAAGGTGATGTGTGTGCTGATGTTGATTGTCACATTGTCAGCAGTTCTGACTGTCACTGTGTGTCCAATTGGTGCTATTCCGTAACCTTGCCCCTGTGGGTCAGGGTCAATTGCTTCCTGGACTGTATTGACCAGTGTGGAAGATGCTTTGGAATATTCACTGTTCAGAATTGTCAGCAGGACTGTTCCACCACCATTCCAAACAGGTGTGACTTTGGTTGAACCAACACCGCTGATTGCATTGGTCTTTTCAATGTAGTCAGCAACATTTCCACCATAAGGTTTGGTGTCAAAAGTGTTGAAATATCTTTCCCTGATGGATTCATCAGATTCTTCATCTTCACCAGGAATCAGAAGTTCTGTGATTTCAATGCTTTCCAGTCCGTCAATGTAGTTTATAGGAATCAGGTTTCCAAAATACTGATTACCCTGGACACCTGCTTCTTCACACTGAACAATGTATTCACCATCCTGAACCTTGGATGTGATGACATAGTTCAAATCATTCAGTGAAAACCTTGCACCAATTTCAAGTTCCAGTGTGGATGGTGTGCTTTCCGCTTTCAGGGATGCATTGCTTGCAGGATAGGGTGTGATTCCCCTTTCTGCTGCCCTTCTGATTAGATATTCCCTTGATGCAGTTTCTGCAAAGGTGTCACGAAGCAACTGGTCAAACTGAAGATACAAGTCCACAAGTTCAACAGCAGCAGGTGCAAGTGCATCATAGATGATTGAACCTTCCCTTTTGTCCATAGTTTCAGGAACTCTGTCAAGCATCCTTTGAAGGATGATTTCAAATGTTACATCTTCATACATGTTATAAATTCACCGCCCTTTCTGCTTGAACATCACCAAAGATGGTGTGAACTGTAAATGTTGCAAGGACAACACCTTTCTGTGGAAAAGTGAAGTCAAAATCTGTGACTGAATTGATTCTGTCATCCTGAACCAGTGCTTCAGTGATTCTGTCAATCAGTTCAGCACAAACAAAGGAAACAGGTTCACCATAAAGGTCTTTCAGTTCAATTCCATAGTTCCAGGAATATATGATGTAGTCATATCTTTCTGTGTTCAGGATTTTGAAAACCACCTGTTTCATTGCTTCCTTTTCATCCACTGTTCCAATGATGGTCTTCCTGTCAAAGTCCATCCTATAATTCAGTGAAGGTTGCTGTTCAATTTCAATATCAGTTGACAGAATAGTGTTTGTTGAAGGAATCATGCTTTCACCACCCTATCCAACACAAGATATTCCTGACCGCCTTTTTTCCGCATCAGAACCACCTTGTCACCTTTTGCAAGGGCATTGTGAACAGTCACCTGAATCTTTCCGATTGCATGAACATGACTGGTTGTTGGTATTGGTGCAGTTCCACCGCTTTCAGGGTCACCTGTGTAATAATAATTTTTTGTGTTTCCTGCTGTGATGTAGGTCTTGAAGTCTGTGACATTCCTGGTCAAGACCAACTGTGCAGCAGTCAGTTCCATTTTCTGTTCCACCAAAATCTTCAGTGGACTTGCAGAAGTCACTGTTCCATAGCAAAAATCAGAATCCTGACCTGCTTCAACAGCTTCTTTTGCAATCTTCTTGATTAGTTCCACAAGGTTATTTGCATCAAGCAACAAATTCACCCCCTCTTAAAGTCAAAGTCATCAAGTGTTGTGATTCCTTGAATTCATGCTTGCATTTTTCCACAAGCATCAGATTCTTCACTTGAATGTCACCAAGGTTCAGCATCACAACCACCATTGAACCTGCCCTGACACGAACATCACCAAGGGCATTCTTGACTGACAGATTCCTGGTCTTTGCATTATAAAGGTCAAGAAGGGCATCTGCTTTTGCCTGACCATTTTCACCTTCCTTCAGTGTGTCATAATACTGAAGGACACCCCATTGATTGATGTTTTCACCATGCTGTGCAATGTAAACTTCCCTTTTTCCAGTCTTTTCATTGTCAAAGGTAAGTTTCACCCTGTTGTATGTTTCATCATCAATACTGGATGTGTAGTCAAAGTTTTCACCTGTTTCTTCATCAATCAGAAGGTTCAACCGCATTTCATCCAACCCCTTCAGGGTCAGCTTTCCAAAATCATCATAAAGAACATACATGTATTTCATGTTTTGGACTGTCAGGTCAAGTGCATTTCCAATCATGTCAAACAGGGAAGTGTTGCTTTCCACCCTGGATGCAATCTTGAACTGTGTGTCTTCAATAGTTCCAATGTTCATCTGAAAGTCTGCTGCAACCATCTTGATGAATTCAGAAGCAGTCTTGTTTGTGTAAACATAGGTGTCTTTGTTCTTCAAATACCGCAATTGGTCATAAGCTGTGACCTGAATCCTTTGTTCCTTGTCACGCTTCTTCTTGAACACAAAACCATAGAACACACCCTTTCCATTGACCTTCATCCTGACTGCATCCCCTTCAGTGAAGTTGATGACTGAATCTTTCACCAGTTTGAAGGTCAATTGTCCAGGTGCATTCTTTCTTTCTGTTGACCAGGTGATTCCTTCTTCAACAGCAGGTTGATACACCTTGTTTCCATGCTGAATCAAAAGTTCAACATCCAATTTCAAAAGAATCACCACCTTTCTGTTATGCAGGAATAGTCAAGACCTGTCCTGCATATATCATGCAATAGGTCACACCGCCTTTTGTGTAAGGCTTGCCACATACATTTGTGTTTGCATTGTAGATTTTTTCCCATTGTGACCCATTTCCATAGAATTTCTTTGCTATTGACCACAAGCAATCACCGCTTTTCACTGTGTAAGTCTTGTTTTCACTCTTTGGTGCAGGACTGCTTTCTGTCTGTCTTGGTGGTGCAGGTGGTGCAATCTTTGGTTTACTGGATGCAAAGGTGATGTTGCAGGTCTTTGTTCCATAATCTCTGTACTGCTTCAGCTTGACAGAAACCTTGATGTCAAAACCTTCCTTTGCATTGTCAGTTGGTTTGTAGTCTTCCAGTGACACCTTCATGTTGGTGTCAAAAATCATCTTTCCATCAGGAAACCTTCTGATGACCTTGAACTTGAACGGTTCTTGACTGGTCTTCAGGTTTTCAAGGTAGTCCAGGAAATAGTTTGCTTTCTTGAACCCTGACTTGTACACCGCAAAAGGATATTTCACATTAGGAAGAAGCAGGTCAAAACTGATTTCAGTCAGACCTGCTTTCTTCAGAATGTTGATTTCACCTTCATTGATTAAAACCAAGGTTTTGTTCTTGTTGCTGATTTTCAATTGCAGCTTGTCAGGTGCAATTGGACAAAGCATTTTATCTAAATAAACATCATACATTATACATGCACCCCTTCCGCTGCAACTTCCATTGCTTCCTGAACACCGCTTGCAAGGTAGTCAATCATTCCATCAAGGTCAACATCACTGTTCACTGTGTTATTGTTTGTCATATCCACATGAATTTCAGCAGTGGTGAACCTGTTGATGACATCCCTTTCAGCAATGTCACGAAGGTATTTCAAATCTTCATCTGTGATGTCCAGTGCATCAGCAGTTCTTGCAGTGTTGCCTGCTGTGTCAGCAATATTGGAAGGAATCTGACTTCCGTCATATCCTGCCATATCATAACCGCCACCAAGCAGGTCATTCATTGCACCGCCTACATCAAGACCACCAAAGAAGTCTGAAACTTTACCTGCTACACCGTCACCCCATTCAGCACCTGCACTGAATGCATCAGATGCCCAACCATCCTGGAAGGTGTCAAATGTATTAAACCCTTCAGAAAAAGCACCACCCATGTCTGCATAGTCAGTTCTGTATTGATAGGTGGACATTCCTTCTGCAAAAGCATCTGCAAGACTGACAAAATCTTCCCTGGAATCATAAGCAGCAGCACTTTGCTGTGCATATTCAGCAGCAGCACTTGTTATACCTGAATAATCAAATTCCACAAAGGGAAGTGCATTCAGTGCTTCTGCAATACCTGCAATGACATTCAGGATGTCAGAAAGAAGTCCATACCACCAACCAGTGACACTTGCAATGACATTGTGGAATGCAATTCCAATGTTTTCACACACTGCACCGATTGCAGACCATATTCCAAGTGCTATGTTTGCCACAAGCATTCCAAAATTCTGAAATGCTATACCAATGTTTGTGATTCCTGCCTTTATCCAGTTGAACACACCAATTGCAATGTTTGCTATGGACAGGGCAACATTCTTGAAGAATGCACCCACTGTGAAAATACCGCCCATGATGACACCAAAAGCAGTATTTGCAACACCTGTGGTGTTTGCAATCCACTGACACACTGCAATAATCAGTGCAATCAGAACAATGATTGCAAGAATTATCCAAGTGATAGGACAAGCTGCAAGTGCAGCATTCAGACCCCACTGTGCAGCGGTTTCTGCAAAGGTTGCCCCTGTTGCCATCATTTGTGCAGCACCCTTTATTGCTTCAGATGCAGCCATGATTCCATTGATGACATTCACCGCTGTGGACACCGCAAGGTAAAGACCAAGTGCAGTGACAATTCCCATGATGATTGGTTCAATGACTGACCAGTTTTCCTGGAAGAACGCTGCAACCTGACCTGCAAATTCCATGATGTCAAGAAGCATGATTGCCATGACTGACAATCCATCCATGACACCAACCAACATCTGCTGAAATTCAGCATTGTTTGCAAGCTGATTTATTTTGTCCAAAACAGGTTGGAAACGCATCAAAGCAGTGTTTGTCATAGCTGTCCACACCTGATTCCAGGTTCTTGGCATCTGACCAAACTTTTCATTGATGTCATCAGCAGAAGCAAAGATTGCTGCCTTGACAATATCCGCTGACAACTGTCCTTCCTGTGCCATTGCACGAATCTGACCAATAGGAACATCCATATAGTCTGCAATGGACTGAATCAGGTTAGGTGCTTGTTCAAAGATGGAATTCAGTTCATCACCACGAAGAACACCGCTTCCTAAAGCCTGTGACAACTGAAGCATTGCATTTGATGCTTCAGCAGTTGAAGCACCTGCAATGGTCATCTGTTTCTGAATCAGGTTTGCAAAAGCAACCACTTCTTCCTGACTGGAAAAAGCATCCCTTGCATTATTACCAAACTTTGCAACAACAGTTGCCATGTCACCAAAAGAACCCCTTGCATCCTGTGCAGCAGAATACACAAGATTCACCAGGTCATCTGTCTTCATGACAGTTCCGTTGATTTCATTGAATGCTTCATTCATCATGTTCAGTCTTGCAGTGGTCATTGTCAGTTCATCTGACATGTCCAGTGCTTTCTTGACAGTCTGAATGGAAACATAAGCAGTGATGACACCTTTGATGGTGTTCATCAGGTCATTGGACTGGTTCACACCTTGCTGAATAGCCTGATTGAACTGCCCCTGTTCGTTTGTATTATCCCTGATATATCTTTCTGTATTTCCAACAGTTCTTGACAACTGCAAGTAAGCAGCATTTGCCCTTTCAGCATCCATATTGTCCAATGCTGAATTCAGTTCATTCTGTGCATCCACTGCCTGTGCAAGTTGTGACCGCAACTGTTCAATTTCATTGTTCACTTCATCAGTTCTTAAAGAAACAGGTGTGCTGTTCAATGCCTGGATTCTTGTCTGAACTTGCTGAATCCGCTGAACCATGTTCTGAAGGTCTTGTGTTGCACCGTCAGGAAGGATGTCCATTCCACTTGTAGTCTGCTGAATCCTTTGCTGATTCTGAACCATTGTGTTCATCATCTGATTAGCAGAATTCAGTTCCTGTTCAAATCTTTCCACACCAGTGTTTGTGAAGACATCCAGGTTGTCAGATTCCCAATTGACAGGAACTGTGACAGGTTCAGGGTCAGGAATTATCGGTTGTGGAACAACAGGTTCAACAGGAAGTTGAACTGGTTCAGGTTGTGCCTGTGGTGCAGACTGTACTGGTTCAGCCTGAACAGCAGGTGACAAAGGTGTATTGTTCGCATTTTGAATAGCAGATTGCAGATTGTTCACCTGGTCAACAGCTTCTTCAATTGCCTGTCTTGCATTGTCAATGGAAGCTGTGTCCATTCCTGCATCCATTGCAGAATTCATTGCTGCAAAAGCATGAACTGAAGCCTGAAGTGCTGAAACAATCATGTTCAATGGTTGTGTTGCCCTGTCATAGACTTCAATTGAAGTTGCAATGCTTGCCATTCATTTTCACCTGCCTTTCTTTCAAAATGATAGGGTGTGAACTGTCTGTGAACTGTTCACACCCTATTGAACTATTTCTTTTTACGCTTTATTTTCTTTGCTTCTTCTTTTTCATTCTGTATTCTGATGTCACAAGAAGCAATGATGAACGCTTTTTCACATTCATCCATTTCTGCAAACACTGAAGGAAGTATGTGAAGTTTCTGCAATGCAAAGTGTGCATAGTTTGCTTCAGCATCCCCTTCAGTGATTAGTTTTTTGCTTCATCCACCTTGTCTTCAAGGGTAGTGGTGAAACCATTGTAATTCTGAACAAAGGTTGCAAAGTCCTGATATTCACCAGGGTCATCAACCATTGCCTGAAGAAGGTCTTCAGGGGTCATCACACCATAGCTGTCCTGAAGTTCCTTGTCATAAAGGTTCGGTTCAACGATACAAGCACAAAGCATCTTGCAAAGATACTTGGAAGTGTTCAGTTTCGGTCTGAACATGTTCGGCTTGCCCTTGATAGGAACTTCAATCATGCATTCATCCCTGATTGCTTCATTGTCCTTGGTGGAAAGTGGTTTGATAGACCAAAGAAGCGGTTCACCTTTTTCATCAACCAGGGATTTTGTTGCAGCATAGGTTGTGTTCTCTTTCTGAATTTTGTTCTTCTTCATGAATCTTGTAAACTGTGACATGGTTTTGCACCATCCTTTCTTTTTAATAATCTTAAAACCAAAATAAAACCCCTTGCTTCACTTTTGATGAAACAAGGGGTCAATTGTCCTTTTACTTCATACCATTAAGCAGGTTGAAGGTTTCAGGCATCTTGAAGTCTTCAAAAGTGAAGTCCATATCTTCATCAAGGTATTCACCATCAGCATCAAACTTTGCCAGGATTCCACCATCAATGTTGCATCCAAGGAAAACAACTGTCTGTCTTCCTGCATCAGAAGTGGGGTCTTCATTGGTGACCTGAATTTCAAAATACACATCTTCACCAGTGTCCTTGTAGTGCTGCATCATCTGTCTGAAGATGGATGAATTGTAATGGAAAGTTGCAGAACCTGTTCCCTTCCAACCAGTTGACTTGTTACCCATTCCAGTCTTTCCAAGAATGGGAATTTCAGTCTTGGTTCTTTCAAAGTTTGCTTCAAAATTGATTGCCTGCATGAAGTTGTATCTGTTGTTTCCAACAGTGACAAAGCATTCAGCAAGTTTTGCAGATAAAGCATCCTTTGCTTTCATTGTGATATTGTTCATTGCTTTTCACCTGTCCTTTCTTTTACTGAATGGTCACTGTCATGTACAGTTTTTCCATTGCATTCACAACAGTCACTGCATCAGACACAACAACAGCTTTCTTGGTTTCACCCTGGGCAACCGTCACATCAGTGTCAGCGAAGTCTTCAATTGCCCTGATTGCCTGAAGATTCATGTGATGCTGAACAATGTCAGACCAAAGACTGATTCTTCCTGCATTGTCATTGGGAACAACCCCAAGATACTTGGTGTTGAAAAGAACCGCAATGTCATTTGCAATTTGGTCAATCACTCTGATGGTCTGATTGTCCTTGAAGATGTCACCCTTGGTGTCAGAAGTAGTCACAAGGGAATTGATGTCCGAAAGCACACGAACATCATCACCGACCTGATGAAGGGTGAATTCACCTGCCTTGATAGCAGCTTCAAGCTGTGACTGTGTATAGTCCACATTCACTTCAAATTCACCATCATATCTGTGATTCAGTGCAGAAGCATTGACAGCAGTTCCTGCCACAATACCAGTCACCCAATAAACAAGGGAAGCTGCATCAGAACCATCAGAAACAGTGTTCTTGACATTGACAACACCTTCATAATCAGCAGCCTTGTTATATACAACCACCTGGAACTTCTTGCCCATTTCATCACGAAGACGCTTGCAATAGTTCACATAAAGACCCTTGATGGAATCAGTGGAAGATACACAACCAAGTGCATTGAAGGACTTTGCTTCCAGTTTATCCAGGAAAGCCTGATGTGCAGCACCGTCAACAGCACTGTTTGTTCCACCTGCAAGTGCAGTTCCTGCTGTTGCAGCAAGTGTTGCAGTGCTGTCAAAGTCAACCCAATCATTAGAAACAAGACCAGTTGCATCAGCAACAGTCTGAACATCCATGATAGTTGAACCAAGCACTGTGGACACATCCCACTTGGTGTTGTCATCAGCATTCTTTGCAATGACAATCTTCAGGTCATTGCCCCTTGTGCCTGCATACTTTGCAGTTGCAAAGGTATTGGAAGCCTTGACACCCCCACCATTCAGTCTGTAACAAAGAAGGGTGTTGATGTTTGCGAAAAGGTCACGAAGACCCTTCAGACTTTCATGGTCATAAGAATAACCGAAAATCTTCAAACTGTTCTTCTGAAAATCACCACTGGTGACTTCAAAGATACTTCCAGTCACACCCCAATTCAGTTCAACACCAATTGCAGCAATTCCCCTGTCCGAAAGTGTAGCACTTGCAGCAGCAAGGGAAACAAAATTGATGTAAGCACCAGGAAGCACCTTGTTCTGTGCAGTAAAAGTTCCACCGCCTAAAGCCATTTTATTTCACCTGTCCTTTCATAAAATTGTTGTAAAGGTCATCCACTTCAGCAGCGGAATATTCCTTGTTGTCTTCAAGGATTGCACCAAGTGCATCCCTTCTGTACTCATTTGATTTTGCAGCAAGGATTGCAGCCTTGGAAAAAACATCAGTCTGAACTTCCTTGACTTCATCCTGCTTCACAACTTCAGCTTCTTTCTTTGCCATTGTTCATCATCCTTTCACGCTTGTTTCATGTTCCAAGGTTTCCATTTCAGGTTCACCTTCCACTTCTTTGACCACAAACATGTCATAGTTTACAAAGAAGGAAAGCACACCATCATTCATTTCACCATTCATCTGTGTTCCCCTGGTCACATCACCATCAACAGTGATGTATTCCAAGCAATCCATCAGTCTTTCCTGAACATCAAAGGATTCAGACTTTGCATCATCCTTGGACTGTGGAAAGTAGTGGATGCAGAATAAATTGGTTCTGTAATACCTTTTACCAAGAAACTGTTTTGTTGATGGTTTTACAAGCACCACTGTGAAACATGGTTCTGTCAGATTCTGCTGAACATCTTCAGTGTAGATTTCATAAGCATCACCAAATTCAGTGTTCAGTGCTTCACATATTCCATCAATAATCTTGTTCAGTGTTATCATTTGAATGCTTCACCCAACTTTCTTTCCAACTTTTTTTCAAGAACACCAGGTGCAGCTTCCTGAACTTCCTGACTTGAAATGGTCAACATGAACTTTCCTTCAACCCATCCTTTGTGGTTTCTTGTCCTGTGTCCAAATTCAACATAGGATGCATATTCAACTGGATTGACAATTTCAATGGTGAAACTGTCACCACTATGTGTCACATTCAAGCTATTCACATAGGTCATGACACCTTGCTGTTTTTCTGCTGTCCAACCCCTTCTTAAAGTTCCACCAACCCTGTCAGGGTAAACACCAACTGGTGTCCTTTTGATGACTTTTGTCAGAAGTCTTGCAGCAAGTTCCTTTGCACATGCTTCCATGAATAACTGCACCTGGTCTTCATCAAGTACAGTTTCCACTTTATCCACAAATTTCTGAAGTTCCGAAAAATCCACCTTTCCCATTCTTGCCATTCACATTCACCGCCTTATGACCATTCCCTGAACAAGTCAAGAACAATTTCCTGATGTGTGTCATACATTGCAGGAATTCCACTTTGCTGATAGTCAGTGGTCACATTATTCTGTGTCACTGTTATCTTTGAACCTGGTGCAATCCTGACATCAGGTGAAATGAACAAGACTGTGACTTGAACAACCGCTGAAGCTGCATTGTCTGACTGACTTGTGTCTGTGATGTTCCTGAATGACAACCTGCAAGGTTCATCTTCCAAAACCACCACATCCTGAAAACCTGTTGATTTATTCGTCTTTTGGACTTTCTGATGTTCAGTGACTGTGCATGTTCCTTCATACAGTGATTCAAGTGCTTTCCTTGCCTTTTTCACCACTTTAGTTTGCGATAACATACTTCATCACCTGCACCTTCTGTCCTTAAATAGTTCACAAAAGCAGTGAACTTTTCATCATCAGATACACCACTTCCAAACTGGACTGTGGTGTCACCTTCTTTTATCTGTGTCACTGCACCATCAAGGTCAAGTGCTTCCAGTTCCAGTTTTCCAGTGCTTTTCAGTGAAAAAAGGAATTCACCACACACCCTGTCAACCGCAACATAGAAAAGTCCTTCAGGAACAGTCAGTGTGTTGCATGAATTCATGATGTGGGTGTTCACCTTCTGAATGCAGAAAGCAATCATCCATTCATCTTCACTGGTCACTGTATAACCAAAAGCTGAAAGTCTGTTCAGAACCGCTTCAACAAACGATTCTGAACTTTTGACTTCCAGTTTTTCAATGATGGTCAGTATTGCAGCAATGATTTCATCCATGCAACATCACCACCCTTCCATGATTAACCCTTGGAAACCACCTTGCAAAGTGCAATTGCCTTGTGAGGAATAGCGGTCACACCATCATTGATGATGTTCCAGTTCGTACCATCTGCAAGGTGTGCATTGGATGCCGAAGCAGTAAGTCCAACAGGCTTTTCAAAGGAAATGCCATCAACACCGCAAATGTAACGGTCACGAACATAAAGGGTGTCCTGACCACCATTGGTCTTGGGGTCACGGCTCATTTCATAAGGAACAGCATCACCAATGTCATCCAGGATGATAGAACCATCACCAAGGATATAAGTGGTGTAAGAAGTGTCAGATGCAGTCACTTCATAATAAGTGCCAATATCAGACACATCAGGGTTTGCAACAGGTGTGTACACATAGTTAGGGGAAGAACCGCTTCTTGTGTAGTAGGTCTTGTCAGGGTCAAGTGCTACATCAGAAGTCTTTCCATAAGCAGTAGGAATCTGACCAGTAGGCATTGTGTCATCAATCAGAACAAGTCTGCCATTCCAAGTTGCAAGGGCAAGTTCCCTTTCAATTCCATCCTTGTCAGTCTGTGTCATGAACTTCAGAAGTTTCATGTTCTCAAGGTTGGTTGCAACTTCACTGTGCATGATGACAAGTTTGAAGATGTTCTTGTTGTCACCACAAGCCTTCTGAATTGCCTTGTTAAGAGTAGCAGCACCAACAACCTGGTCATCTGCACTTGCTTCACCAGTGATGTCATAGACATGCTTTGAAAGGAATTCAGCAGCAGCATTTGCAGCAACTGTTCCACCAACAGTGTTCATGCTGAATACACCCTGAAGGATTGCAAGAAGCATGTTCTGCTTAACTTCCATCTTGTAGTCAGCAATCTGTGCAGCAACATTGTCCATGAAGTCAACACCTGCTGTGATGTTCTTGCTGAAACTTCTTTCAGTCCAAGAATCCATTCTGCTTGCAACAACAAAACCCTGTTCATAGGTAGTTGTATTAGTAGACTGAATGTTGGTTGCACCATCATTGTTCTGACTGGTGCTTCCGCTGATTCTTCCGAAGTAAGGAATTCTTGCATATAAAGAACCAGTCTGATTGTTCAGTGCAGCCCTTGCCTGCTCATTAGTGCCAACAGCACCACTCTTTGCAAGCTCATTCTTTGTGACATTCGGAATTCTTTTTACATAAGCACCAAATGCCTGTGGATTGAAACTTTTAGAATCAAATTTTGCCATGATTATTCACCTTTACCTTTCATAATATTTTGATTTTTAATCAATCTTGGCATCAGGATGTTCAACCATGTATGCAGCAAGTTCAGAATAGGTCATCTTGGATGTATCAACACCCTGGTCACCTTCATCATTTCCTGCTTCACCTGGTTTTGCACCCTTCATCTGTTTCTTGGAATCCTTTGCTTCAAACAGGTAGTCATCTGATTTCTGCAATGCTGCAATCTGTTCAGCAAGACCCTTGATTGTTCCATCTTCCTGAAGTTCAGCCTTGTCCAAGTCCTTCAGAAGTGCCTTGACAGCAGTGTTGTTCTTTGCCTTTGCAGATGCAAGTGCTGCATCCACCGCTGCATCAACCTTCAACTGTCTGACTTCTGCTGCATGTTCTTCATCCTTCTTCTTGTTGTCTGCCTGAAGCGTTTCAATCTGTTTCTTCAGTGCTTCAACATCACCAGTGGAATTCTTCAGGGTTTCAAGCTGTGAATCCCTGTCACGAACATCCAGTTCCAACTTCTTCTTTTCGTTGTTGACTTCATCAAACCTTGCCTTTGGAATGTAACCTTTCAGTTCTTCCAGGGAAGCTGTTTCCAACTTCTTTGCAGTTTCTTCATCAACTCCAAGTTTCACAAATTCATCCTTTTTCATGGTTTTGTACCATCCTTTCATAAACATTTGTTGCCTGGTTCAGTCCAGTTTCTTATGTCTTGTTCTTTTTCGTCAGCAATACCAAAATGACGATATATAAAAAGCAGCACCACCGACCATTTCAGGTCAATGACACTGCTTCTTAACAAGATATTCAGTTGTGAAGGTCAGTCTTCTGTGCTGTCCTTCTGTGATTGCTTCATGTATTCAGCAAATTCCTTTTTCAATTCTTCAGGTGCATCTTCTGTCAGATGCCAGTTGTCAGGTTCAGGAACAAAATATGGACTGTTCCAAAATGTAGGCATTGCCTGTGACATGTCAATCACCGCCTTTCAATTTTTCCAATGCTTCAGCAAGCATTTCTTCAAGTTGTCTTCCAAATTCCTGTGCAACAGGTCTTGGATTGTCTGAACACATATATTCAGAAAAGCATTCAGCAAACCATTCCATAGCATCTTTTGTTGCATATCCGCTGACCTGCTTTCCAATGTCCGATATTTTGAACCCACATGCCTTCATGACCTTGGGTCTTAAATATGCAGAAACAGCTTTTGGTTTCCAACCATTCAGTCCTGCTGCATAGCAAGTGTATGTCAGGAAGTCATCAATTGCATGTCCTATTTCATGCATCACAATTGAATCCCCTGTTGCACAACCCACTGGATGAAAACCTGCTTTGACATCACCTTGAAGACTTTTCAGCAACTTTTCATTGTTTCCAAAGAATTGTGTGTTCACTGTAATTCCACCATGTCCAAGACCAACCATGCAGTTTGCATATACAGTTCCATCCAGTTTTGCTGAATTGACTGCATTCAACTGACCCTGAAGACCAGGAAACTTCTGCATGACCTTTTCATAAGGTCTGTACACTGATTTTGCAGATTCCACATCCACACCATCAAGATTCATTCCATCAATTGACTTGATGACCTTTCCTTCAGGTGTCTTCATTTCATAGAACCATTCACCATGTGACTTGAACAAATCAGTAACATCTTCAGTGGTCTGACAATCATCAATGGTCTTTGGTGCTTCAGGTCTTGCAGAATCTGCTTCTGTCTTCACTTTACCATCAGGTGCAGCAGGTTTCAAGTTTTCAGTGTGACCTTCAACCATTGAATCCTTCCATTCCTGATAGGTCATGTTGTCAGGTACATAGTAGGTTTTACCATCTTCACCCCTTGCTGCCCTTTGTCCACCATAGTTGTCTTCAAAATATGGTGCTGTGACAGACCTGCAATTGGGATGAAAAGGTGGTGCAGTCACACCTGGTTCATAGTCAGTCATAGGGAAGTGCTTTCCATCCATTTCCTGACAGATTTCAGATGTGTGACTGTCCAGTGTTGCCACAACTTCAAATTCTTCCACATCCAAGTCATTGAATGCTTCTTCTTGTGACACACTGTGGAAATATGCCTGTTCAGTCATCACCAGTCTTGATGCAGCAGCTTTGGCATTCTTGACCTTGCCATCCACAAACTTCTGCATGTGCCTGATTGCTTCATCAGGTGCTTTTCCCTGAACAAGTGTCCTTGTCAGTTCCTGATGCAGGTCACCAATCATCTGTTGCTTTCTTGACCATATCCTGTCAGAAAAGTTCTTTCCATCTGTTGACCAAGGTTTCTTGACCACCTTGTCAAGTTCCCTTTCATCAATCTGACCGATTTCCCAACCAACATTGAAGCCTTTCTGAACTTCAAAGATGCTGTGATAGTAGTCTTCAGTGAAAACTTTCCTTGCCATTCTGTCAACAGCATCCAGTTCATTCCCAAAAGCAACTTCAAGTGCCTGTTGTGAACGAAGCTGAAGTGCTTCCAGTCTTGAAATATGGAATCTTGCAGAAGCATTTTCAAGCTGCTTCATCCATTTTCCATCCAGTGCATTCTGCTGACCATATTTGATGTATTCCTGAACATCCCATTTCAATTCAGCAAGTTCCCTTGTGGTCAACAGTCTTCTTGCTTCAGCAAGGGTCACACCATTGTTGTCTGCAAAACGCTGATACCAAACTTCAATCTGTGCCTGAATGCTTCTTTGTGCCTGTGTGAATGCAGGTTCAACTTCCATATAGGTCTGCTGACCATAGGAATGTGACATCTGTTCAAGCTGTTCAAATCGTTTCTTCCAGTATGCAGATGACCTTTTCTTTGCCATTATTCATCACCTGCACCTTCTTTTCCACCTTCCTGACCAGTTTCATCAGGATTCTGACCGCCTTGGTTCTGAACCATTGGATTGAAACCAAATTCCTGAATCTTTTCTTCCTTTTCAGCCTTGATTCTTTCCAGTTCTGCCTGTGGGTCATCCACCCAAGGATGCATGGACACAACAGTTTCATCAGAAAGGATTCCAACAGACTTGGAAACATTGTCAATGACTTCACCTTCATTCAGAAGCATATCCCTGTTGAAGATGACATCCACATCTGTCATTTCATAGTCACCTGCACCGATATTTGCAAGGTGATTGTCCACAAACCAAAGCAGGTCTTCAAAGGAAGCCTGATATTCAGTTTCCATGCTGTTTGCATCCAGGTCAATGTCTGAATACATGGACTGAATGTTCATCTGATTAGGATTTCCTGCAAGTCTGTCATCCTTTGCATCATATCCCATTGCATTTTCAATGATTGCTTTTTTGAAGATTTCCAGGATTGCCTTGTAATTTTCAGAATTGACTTCCACCTGCAAGGTCTTCAGGTCACCACCTGAACCATCAACAGTTCTGACCTTGACAGCACCATACTGTGCAAGGTTCTTTCTGAATTCACCAAGGTTTTCACCGTCATAATTCATCAGAACCAAGATGGTGTTTCTGGTGTCTTCTTCCATGCTGTTTTGGAAGTTCGATTCAATCAGGTTCAGTCCATCCTGCAAGGACTTCACCATTTTAATCAAGGGAATTTCCTTGCTGTTATATTTGAAAGGAATCAGTGGAATCCTTGTCCAGTTGAATCCATCTTCAGTTCCATCTTCATTGACCACTGTGATGTAGTTCTGAAAGAACGGTTCACAAGGTTGCAGTGTACCGCCTGAAGACAGTTCAAAATAATTGATTCCTTTGTCATCATAGACTTCAACCTTTTCAACAACCTTTTCAGTGTGTCCTTCATAGACAATCACTTCATAAATCCTGATTGCATAGTCCAGTTGTGTATGTTCTGAATCATGCCAACCAGGAATGACTTCAAAAGGTTTGATTCTTTTGAAAGACAGTTCACCCTTTTCATTGTAGTAAACGAACATCCAACCAATCCCACAATTCAAAGAATCTTCACCAACTGCTTTCAGAAGTCTTTGGAACTTCTTATTCAGAATCAGCTTCAACTGCTTTGCATAATTGTCATCATCAGACTGGAAGGTCAGTGGTTGTCCAAGTAAATAGTTCACCTTTTGGTCAACCATCTTCTTGTATTGGTTATCAACAATTCTGTTGTTTGGAAGATTCTTGACTTCTGTCAGTTCCCCATCTTCACCAATGACTGTTCTGACCCTTGAAAGGATGTCATGTTTGCCTGCATAGTATTTTTCACCATCAAGCATTTCTTTTCTTCTCTGTGAAACCTTGAAATGATTGATTTCATTCACAATGTACTGTTCATCTGTGATTCTGTCTTTTCCTATTGTGACAGCCTGTGCAATTCTTGCAGCTTCACTTAAAAGAAAATCAAACACATTTTTTCACCTTCCTTTCCTTCAGAATTTTTATAGTGCATCAGCTTCTTCAAATGCCTGAAGCATTTTGGGGAACTGAAAAGCAATCCAATCAACAATTTCTTCATTGCATCCCCACGATTCAGCACCAAGTCCTGATTCAAACAGGAATGCATGAACCAGTTCATGTCTGATGACCTGTTTTCTGTATGTTTCCAGGTCAGCAACAGAATCTGAAGTCTTTATCAAAGTATCAATGACACAAGTTTTGATTGTATGGTCACAATAACCATCTGCCTTGTCCAGGCAAGGGTCTTTTGACCTGTCACCATCAATGATTGCATAGGGAACACCAAGAACTTCCACTGTCTTGACCTGTTCAAGAATCATCTTGTCTTCTTCAGTCATCACCCTTTCCACTTATGTCACCGCCTTTCAAATTATTGCTTTATATGCTCAAAGCAGCAGAAAACCACCGCTTCCTGCTGCTTTTGTCACTTGCTTGTCACTAACATCAAGCAAAACTGAATGTTTCACCCTTGATGAAGTCTTCCAGTGCATACCGCATTGCATCCATCAGGTGATTGAAGTCATCTATTGGAACATTCAGCTTCTTTCCAAACTTGTCCACATCCCAAGTGTAATTGCTGATTTCAGTCAGGAAGTTCACACACCTTGGATGTATGACAATGTGGAAGTCCTGAACATACTGGATGCCATTGTTGATGCTGTCTTTTCCTTTTCGTGCTGCATGGATGTGTGACAATCCAAGGTCACGAAGTTCAGCAATAGACTTTGGTTCAGCAGAATCTGCTGTGATTTTCTCTTTCACAAAACCCATTGACTGAATGTTCCTGAAGATTGCACTGTTCACAAGTCCTGTCTGATACATTTCATCAAACACATAGATGGTCTTGTTCTTCAGGTCAACCATTCCACACCATAGTGCAGAAGGGTCATTGGTATATCCGAAGTCAAGACCAAATGCAGACTTGATTCCTGGAATCCGCTTGATGTCATCCAGGTTGAATGCTTTTTCTTCCCAATTTTCAAAGATAAGACCTTCAACAATTCCCCAATTTCCAAGACCTGCAACCTGGTATCTTCTTGGATTATTGACCTTCATCCTTTCAAAGACCTTCAGGTCAGCTTCATCCAACCATTCATTGCAGGTGTAGTTGGTTGTCAGTGCAAGGATTTCACCATCATCTGACAAAGGATTCTGTCTTGGTTTATAAATCGGTTTCCCTTCAGAATCTGTTCCAACCAAATCATCAAAGAACCTGTGCTTCATCCAGTGATGTTCATTCCAGGGATTGAATGTCAGTGTTATCTGCTTGAACAGACCACCTTCAACAGAACCCCTGATTGATTCATCAAGCATGTCAAAGTCAGATTCCTTCATGACTTCATACGCTTCTTCAATCCACATCCAACAAAGTGAACCAACATCCACTGTGATTGATGTGACTTTCAAGGGGTCATCCAATCCCCTGAAATATATCTTCTGACCTGTGGGAATATAGGTCATTTCAAGTGGTGATTCCTTCACATCCCAATGTGCATCCACACCAAGTCTGTGAATTGCCCATTTCAGTTCAGTGAAGCAGGAATCCTTCAAGGTTCTGAAGGTTTTCCTGACAACCAGTGTGTTTGCACCAGGATGTTTCATCATGTTATAGATGAACCATAGTGCAGTGGTCTTGGACTTCTTGGAAGCACGACTTCCTTTGACAACTCTGTATCTGCCTTTGAAGTTCCAAAACAGTTTATAGCCTTTACCAATGCAATTAGGAAGAAAGATTTCTTTTTTCTTCATTCAAAGGTCACCCCTTCCTGAAGTCTTGGACACTTTCTTTCCTTGCATCTGTGGGTCTTCATCAATCCCCTGGTCAAAACACCTTTATGCCAATGACAGACTGCAACAGGATAAAATGTGAAGTTCCCATCAATGCATTCATATTCAAATTTGCATCTTCTTTGTCCTTTGTGGTTTGGATGGTGTTTCTTCTTTCTTGTCATTAGTCTTCCAGTTGGTCTTCACCGCTGATGATGACTGGAACAGCACCTTCAAGGTTCACTTTGTCTGTGAACAGTCCATAACGCTTTCCAAGTAGTTCAGCAGCTTTCAACCTTTCCTTTTCATCAGGTGCTTTCAACATTCGTCTTGCATCTGAACAACCGTCACCAGTTCCTTCCACAACCACAATTTCAGATTCTGATTCCCCACGAACAACAGAAGTCAGGTATCGCATGACTTCTTCAGCAGAAGCAATGGTTTTGTCCTGCATCTTTGCAAGCAGTTCATCAATATAATTTTTGATGTCAGGTTTTGACAGGATTTCAGCACCAGTCTGTCTTGCTGTCTTTTCACTGTAACCTGCCCTGATTGCTGCTTGTGTAGCATTACAATCAACCAAATATTCTTCACAAAACCGTTTCTGTTTATTGGTCATGCATCCTTCACTTCCTTTCTTCAGAATCATAAAGAAAATCACCAGGACAAAGCATCCTGGTGATTCATTTTCACACATACTATATTAGCACATTCAAAGGTGGGAAAGGGTGGGATGTTTTAACCTGAAGTCTTCAAGTGCATCCCTGTGTAATTCCTTCACATAATCAAAGGAATAATTCATTTCAACTGCAATCAGTTCATAGGACTTGATTTCAACATACCTTTTGAACAACACATTGATGTATCTGTCATCATGCAGTTCCTGAATTTCACCTATGATTCTATGTCTGACTTGTTCAAGATGCAGAATCTGTTCCTGAACTTCCTGTTCAAGTGTCATATACTGGATGACAAGACTTTCAAGTTTGGAATCCGTCATGGATGTCTGAACCTTGTCTTTGTCATACCTGATTGCACCTGCACCACTTGCAGCTTCTTTCAAATATTCAATTTGTTCTTCTTTCTGTTTTATCTTGGTTTCAAGCATTTTTATCTGCTGAAGATATTTCTGTGCATTCACTGGAATCACCTTCTTTCTGTTTTATCGGTTCAAGGTGCGGTTCAAGGTGAAGCACATGTTTTAGGGTCACCTTGAACCGCTTCAAATCCTTGATTTTACTTGCTTTTGAGTGGGTCAAGGTTCAAGGTTCAAGGTGATGTCTATATATTTATTATATTTTTTACTATATACTTAATTTCACATAGTATGATTTTCTATATAATAAATAGAAAATACCTTGAACCGCTTGAACCGATAACCTTTGAACCCTTTGTTTACAAGGGTTTGAAGCGGTTCAAGGTAAACAATTTCACCTTGAACCGACCTTGAACCACCTTGAACCCTGTCACTATTCCTGTTTTACCTGTGACAGCAGGAACTTGAACATCAGAATCCAGTCTTCCTTGCTGATTGCCCTTTCATTAGCACCTTCAGCAATTGCCTGACACATCTTCAACTTCTGTTTGTCATCTGACTGTTTCCACTTTTCAACATCTATCATGATTTACACCCCTTTCACCTTGCTTGCATACATGTCTGCTGTGTGTGTCCATAACACTGTTTCATATTTCCTGATTGCTGCATCATACTGATTCCACCTGTCTGTTTCATAAGCACCCATGTGAAAACTGATGCAGAAGATTTCTTCTTCAGTCAAGGTCATGAACTGTGACAGAAGCATCACCGACTTGTCACCATGCCCTGAAAGAATTCTGTCAGGATTCTTCCCCCACTTGGGATTCTTGGAAATAGGTGAACCAGTTCCCATGACAACCACATCTTCAGCATTTTCATCAATGTAGTCATCCAGTTTGCAAAGGTCATGGAACATTCCAACCACAAAAGGTGACCTTTCATCTTTCCACTGGATGTCAAACCGCTTTGTCATGTCCACCAAGACATCCATCACTTCAAAGGAATGGTCAAACAGACCGCCTGTGTAATTCCCATGATGACTGATTGCAGCAGGCTTCACAAAGAATCCCTGTTCAACCAACCACCGCTTGAATTCAGATGACACCCATCTTCCCATTGCATCATCAAACATTTTCAGTCTGTCTTTATCATTCAGCATTTTCTTCACCATCCTTTTTGTCTTCCTGGAAGAACACCATGCTTTCTGTTGTCAGAAGCACTGGTGGAACAATCTGACCTTGTATGTACAGATAAACCTTCCCTGTTTCCTGAACCTGTTTGATTTCTTCAGGTGTCAGTTCCCAACAGCTTTCAACACCTTCTTCATGGTTGTCCACATTGGTGTACTTGGTGACAGGAAGGTCATTGCATCCTTCAAGGGTGTACACTGCATTGGTTGTTTCAGTTCTGACTGGTTTCATCCTGTTCACCTTCTTCCTGCAAGAATACTTCACCTGCTTTGCACACCTGGATGTCATCAAAGATGACTGGAATCAGTTTCTTCATGTCCTGAAGCAGCGGAACAGCAACTTCAAGCATCTGTGGATGTGGTGTTCCAGTGATTCCTGCTGCACGAAGTTTGAAGAACCACCGCCATTCACGAAGATTGCATGTCATGTTGACTTCTGTCTTCAGACTGTTGGGAAGGACTGACCTTGCTTCCTGTGGTGTGTGACCTATGTCAAGCATGTCAAAGTATGCCTTTTCTGCTGACTTCATCTGTTCCTTCCATACCTTGAAACCAGGTGTTCCATAGTTCAGGAAGAAGGGAAGGATGAAGGTGATTTCACCACCAAAGTCATCCTTGGAATAATTGCAATACCTGGTGGATTCCTGTGCAAAGGATGCAACCCTGTGTCTGACCAGTTCATGTGACACACCCCTGTCACACACAAACTTCACTGTAACAGACACATGTTCAAGCATTGCTTCATGACCGCTTTTAATCAGACCCCTGACCATCTTTTCAGCAGTTCCTTCTGCAATCTTTCCTTCTGACTTGTAACAAGTCCTTGCAACAGCTTCAATCTTCCGAAGCACCTTCTGACCGTCAAAATCCAAATAAATCTGTGTGTAAGGTTTAATTGCCTGCATTTTCTTCACCAATCCTTTCCAATGTTCTTTCAATCTTCTGATTTTCTATTTCCTGAACTTCCTGGTCACATCCAAGAAGGAAGATGACCTGATTCAGAACCAACCTGACATCTGCAAGTTCTTCCACAAGGTTGTGTTCCAAATCTCTGATTTTCAAACTGTCTGCAACAGGTTGTCCACATCCATGAACCCTGTTCATCTTGCAGATTGCCTGTGTCAGTTCAGCCATTTCTTCAATCAACTGGTTCTTCTGACCTTCCAGTCCATAATGATTTGCAATCTGAAACCTTCTGTCTGTGAATTCCAGTTCTGACTGTTTTGCTTCATACCATGCAGCCTTGTCCAAATCTTCCTGACCATTCTTCAGGTCATGTCTGTATTTGTACTTGTATGCATTCAGTTCACAAAATGCTTGAACTTTTTCTGAACCAAACCTTTCAAGCATTTCCACAATGCATTCCTTTCTTCCAGGTGCATTGTAGTGTGCAGGATGATTGACTGCTTCCACGATACATCACCAACCTTTCTGTTTGTTTTTAAGATACTATATTGTTAAAAAAATTTAGCATGAACCACCATCAGCACCATGAAATGCACCAACAGGATATTTCCAATCATTCACAAAGACATCATCTTCAGTGAATTGACCTGTCAGGATGCTGTTCAATGCTTGCTTGTCATCCTTGACCACACATGAAGGTGTGCATCCAACAAAGGATTCCAAGTCTTGTTTATTGTCCAGGGTGAATCCAAGAATTCTTTCATCCTGCTTCAGTGCTTCCCATTCTTCAGGGAATAGTTCTTTGATTCCTGCAAACAACCTTGGTGTGCTGAAGATGCAAGTCATGCAAGAACACCGATTCCATCCGATTCTATAACAAGGGTGTGGATTCAATTTGTGCCTTTTCAGCAGTTCCCAAACATCTTTTTCAGTGTAGTCAATGCAGCACCGCCACTGATGGACTATTCTGTGGGAACGCTTTTCAGCATTGGTTCTGTGAATTTCCATTTCATTGTATTTTGCCCTTCCTGCTGATTCACCCCTTCTTTCACCTGAAACAATCAGAATCTTCTTGTCTGACCTGGTATTTTCCAGGTTGCTTGTCACACTGTCCTGGACTGCTGCTTTCAGGTTTCCGCTGCACCATCTTCCTTGGTGTGTTCCACCTTTTGCAGGAAACTTCAACCTTTTCCCACCAAGCTGTTCCAGTTCATGAAGACTGTCCAAATTGGACACCACACTGTCTGCAACACATATTTTCAGGTATGCAGAACACCATCTTCTTGACAGGTCAGGTGACTTTGCAGGAAACTTCATTCTATATCCGTATTCCTTCAGCAGTTCTTCCATTTCTTCTGTTGCCTGTTCTTTGATTTCTTTGCATTTCAGATAGTTGTTGGAAGGTTTGCATTGCTTCACTTCACCTGTGTCAGGGTCAATCCATTCAATAGGTTCTGATGCACCGATTCTGTACAGTTCCCCAAAGAAACCATTCACACGATATGAAACACGAAGGGTCACATCAAATGCTTTTGCAACCGCTTCAACATAGTTCCTGGTGCATTTCCAATCCATTGTTCTTGAAGGGTGTCCACCATCTATGTCATGATGCCAAAGTTCAATTTTTTCCTTTGGAACACCAAGTTCAAGCAGCTTCAGAAAACATGCTGTTGAATCCTTTCCACCGCTGAACAGAACCACAATCAGGTCATATTCTTCCAAGGGAAGCAGTTCAGGAAGAAAGATTTTCTTGAAATGTTCTGAATCATTCCTTCCAGGAACAGTTGGTTTCAGCCTGATTCCTTGTCCATAAATAGGTGAATCCTGCTTTCCATGAATGACTGGTGTGTCCTGTGTGCAGTCAGAATCCTTCAAAAATATTCCGTTTTCCATCAGTTTTCACCTTCTTTCATGAAAATTCTGTACTTTTTCCCCTGAATTTTCTTGTCTTTTATGGTAAAACCATAGTATTTCTTGACCTGTTTTGAAAATTCGCCTGCTGACATAGGGGTCAGGTTGCTTGCAATGCAGTATTCCTGATATTGCTTGTACACATTGTTTGTTGGTTCGTTTTCAATCCTGATGTCTTCATCCCTTTCTGCTTCATGGAAGAAACCAAGAACAGGATTGTTTGTTTCTTCAAATTCTTCCAGTTCACGCTGCATTTCTTCAGATGTGGTGAACTTTCTTTCTGCAAGCAGTCTTTTCAGTGCTGCAAGACCAAGCTGAATCATATATTCCATTGATTCCTGACTTTTCAGACTGTCACCAATAAAAGGTTTGAAGTTTGGGTCTTTGTCATCAAAATGTGCATGAAAGGGAACAATGACAAGTCTTCTTAAAACTGCACTTGAATCCCTTCCTTTTCCTATCCTTGGAATGTTGTTTGCACTGAATATCAACTTCACATAAGGTTCAAAATCAAACTTTGGTTGCCCTTTCTGTTCAGCATCAATGGTTTCACCTGTGACAATCTTCTTGAAGGATGCTGCATCAGTGACAAATTCATCTGAAATGTCATCACCAATGTTTGCAAGTTTTCCAAACAGCATGACTGTTGAAAATCTGTCATCCAGTTTCTTTAGGTCAAGCACTGACAGGTTCTTTCTTCCAAGCATGGTCTTCAGCATATTCAGGAAGGTGGACTTTCCATTGCTTCCTGCACCAGTCAGGATGAACGCTTTTCCAAGTTCATTCCTTCTGAACATGCAATAACCAATCATTTCTTCAAGCAGTGACCTGATTTCCTTGTCATGACAGGAAATGTTGTCCATCACTTCATCAGTCAGTTCATAGTATGCATTAGGGTTATAATCCCAAGGGATGATGTTTGTGATGATGTGGTCAGGTGTGAAGGAAACAAAGCTGTCATCCTGAAGGTTCAGCAGTCCATTCCTGAATGCAATCATCCTTGCATCTGCTGTTGGTGTGTTTTCCCTGATTAGAATGTCCAAGTATGCCATGACTTCACTTCTTTTTGCCTTGTTTAGCTGTGGAAGATGCTGAATCATAGCAGATTCAATTTCACTTTGCCCTGGAACATATATCCCTTCTTTGTAAATGTGCAACTGGTTGTTGATTCTGATGATGTGATGGTTATTCTTCAGGAACACTGCAAACTTGTCAAACAGGAAGGTTGTTCCCTTGAAAAAGACAGGTTTTGCAAATGCTTCATCACGAAGAATCACTTCCAGTTCTTCAGGTGCAAGCGGTTCTTTCAAGACAAATTCATTGGTTAGTCTGATTGATTCCCTTGCTTCTTCAACTGAAAAGTCATGTGCCTGAAGTGTCAGGATGTAATTGAACAGTGCCTGATTCCTTCCATCACCAGTTTCCATTCCAATGAAGTCTGCTGTGGTCTTGACAGGAAGCAGCCACTTTGGAAGGTCTTGTGCTTCTTCCTTCTTTCCAGTAGTGTCATATAAAATCGGTCTTTCTTTCCCATCAAACTTCAAGACTGAATATGAATTCCGCTTTCCAATCTTGATGTCTGCTGTGATTCCAACCGCAAGTGTTGCATGTGTCCTGTTGGAATTGACCAAATCAGGATTGTTGAATAAGAAGTGCTTTCCCCTGGTTGTTTTGTAAACTCTGCAACAAAGCTGTTTTTCCTTTACAATGTTGAACAGCATTTCAGACTGTTCAAAATCATCCACATCCACCAGGATTGTTTTTTCAGACAAGATTCCTGCAAATTCAGGAAGTTCTTTGACTTCAGCATAAGACTTGAAAGATGTTCTTCCCTTAAACTTTTCTATGCACTTCTTATTCTGTGTAAGGACATAGCCTTTGAAAAACATCTTTCATCACTTCCTTTGCTTTAATATTTCCAAGTTCTGCTTGTACCTTTCAATCTTCTTGGATGCTTCTTCAAACTTCCTGACATACTCTTTGCACTTTGCTTCTGTATTCCGCAAGTGTGATTTTGCAGCTTTCAGTTCTTCCTTTGCTTTCTTCAGGATTGCTGCAAGGTCTTTCTTCCTTTGACCTTTTGCGTTTTTTTTGTCTTCCTGAATCCTTTCAACCATTCTTTCATACTGTGTGACCTTTCCTTCCAGTTCAGGGATGTGTTCTTTGGTTTCCTGATAGAATTTAGGCATCAGCTTTTTATATTCTTCAGTTTCAGCAATTCCCCTGGTACAGTGGTCTTCAATCTGACTGATGACCTTTTCCTGTTCATCCCAATAGCACAAAGCAATCACTTTCTTCAGAAGGAAGTTCAGGTCTTTACTGCTGCAAGGAAAGAAGTTTTCAGCATTCAAGGTCATGCATCCATGTCCACCATCAGTCTGATATTTGATTTCAATTGTTTCATGTTCCATTCACATCACCCCAAATCCTTTCAACCTTTCCTGTGCAGTGTCCACATACCACTGTTTGTTCAGCTTTGCAGGACACTTGACACCATTCACTTCATCATTGAACAGGAAGCAATGGTCAGGACTGTTTGCAATCTTTTCAGGTCTTCCTGTTCTGATGCTGACCTTCTGCACACCTGCATCTGCTGAACTGTTGGAAGCAAACACCCTGATGCACTTTTCCTTGATTTTTTTATTTCCATGAAGGATGCAGTCATACAAGGATGTTATTTTTGCGACCATCTGAAAAGGTTTCAGTTCATCACATCCAAAGATGGTTGTTTCAATGGGTGTTCCATGCACCATGTATTCTGTCAGTGCCTTGTTGATAATAGGGAAGTCACCATTGTCCAGGTTGGACAGTTCCTTCACATAAGCACCTTTTGACTTGTAGTGTCCATCTTCAGCAATGACAATGTAATTGTTGACATCCTTCTGAAACACTTCTCTGTATTCGTCAAATTCAAGCTGCAAACCAGTTCTTTGTTCCCATTCAAAAGCAACATCATCCACCCAATCAAACCATTCATCTTCATTCAGTCCATCAGGCATCTTCACCAGGACACCATCTGTGTTTGACTGGATGATTTCACACCTGGATTCCAAGTGTTCAATCAGGTCAAGCAGAAGTAGTTGTCCATAGACACACACCCTGTTTGCTTGAAGTGGGTCATACAGTGCATTGTTCTTGTCCTTCATGACACCATAGGTGGAATTCAAGACAATCTTCAGAACCGCCTGCAAAGGGTCTTTTTTCTTCTTCAGTTCCAGTCTTTGATGATAGATGTCCACAAACTTCTGTGGGTCTGCAATATTCCTTGAATGCAGGTTGTACTTAATCATCAAAGAAGGATAAAGTGAAGCAACATCCATGTTCAGGAAATATCCCCTTGCATGATAATGTTCCCTTGCACCATGCACACCGCCCCAAGCAAATGTGTGTGGAACACCTGCAACCATTGTTTCCAGTTTGTTCTGCTGTGCTTTCTTTCTGCCTGGAACAATGATGTAATACTTTCTGTTTTCAGGGTCTTTGTACCAGTCCACCACATTTGTGTATTTCCTGATGTTCATAGTGGATGGAAAATCAATGTCAAATTCATCACCCCTGTCAGGAACTTTGGTTGCATTCAGGATGATTGCTGAAAGTTGTGGTTTTGTCTTTGACAGAAGGTTCAAGTCAAGTCCTTGACCCGCACATGCAAGTTTCACAAGACCCATCCTTCCATCAAATTCTTCTTTCCGCTGAAGGAAGATTTCAATGGTCTGTTCCACATCATGTCTGCAATACTTGACTGTTTCATCCAGTTCTTCCTGTGTCAGCTTCCTGTCAATATCAAATGGAACACTGGATTCCTTGATGTTGTTTCCCATTGAACCTTCAAACCACTTCAAACCCCTGTCAAGGTTCAGCATCACATCATAGTTGATAAGTGGTACATTCCGAAGAAGGGAACTGAACTTCCATCCAGGATTGTTTTTCACAATGATGAAGTCATTGATTCTTTTAGGGTCAAAACCACAAAGGATTCCTTTCAGGATGTACTGGTCATAGTGCAGTGAATTGAAACCAACCCAAATGTCATTGATGTGTGCTTTGTGAATCGCTTCCAGTGCAGCCTGGTCATTGATGATGACATGTTCTTTCTTTTCCGTCATGTCAATGATTACAACTAACCAGTCATACTTGAAGACTTCAAAGTCATAAAAAAGCATCTTTCAATTCACATCCTTTCTGTTCATTGTCTGCTTTCAAGATACAGTGTGGTCAAAAAAATTTCTGACCACACTGCACTTGATGCAGGAATTATTCAAGCACAAACACTTCTGTGATTTCAAAGGTGTTGAACCCTTTGTTGTTCTTGCCATACTTCAGTGCATATTCAAAGTTGTCAGTGATTGCTTCCTGAATGTCCATGATAAGGTTTGCATACTGCTTGTAGGTCTTGAACTCAATAACAGGTGCATCATCCAGTTCAGCAGTCATTGCACGAAGCAGTTCATTCACAATGTGAACCTGGAATCCCTGTGTGATGACCTGGTTCATGAAAATCATGCTTCCCTTGAATTCACCATCAGAAACAATCTTGAACCAAATGCTGACCATAGGGTCACCTGCCTTGGATGCTTTCAGTTCCATCTGCTGAACACTGACTTCATAGTCACCAGGTTCAACATCCTTGTATGTACGATTTGCACCGTCTTTTGCAGCCTGTTCCACATCCGCTGCAAGTCCTTCTGTGTCAATGCTTTTATCCCACTTGTCAAATAAATCTGCCATGTCTTTCACCATGTCCTTTCATAAAATAATTAGTTTGTGGTTATATCTGAAGACTGAAGGATTATTCAGTTCTTCTTTTCCTTGTTCTTGTCCTGGGCTTTGCAGGTTCTTCCTGACCAATCACTTCACCAGTGTTCGGTTCAACAGATTCCTGTGCAGCTTTCATTTCAGCATCTTCTGCTTCAGCCTGTGCAGTTTCCTTTGCAAGTGCTTCTTCAGCATCAAGCGGTTTGTCAGGAACTGCATCTTCAACAGGTGGATTCATCACTTCTTCACCGACAATTGCACCTGTTCCCTTGTCCACTTCAGCAACTTCTGCTTTCTTGGTGCTTCTGCTTCTTGCAGGTGCTTTGGAAGTGGTCTGATGCATGGACTGTGCAGCAGCTTCATTTGCTTCAGCATAGACATCCAGGAATGCATCATAGTCCAAAGGAATTTCATCTGTCTTGGTCAGAAGTCTTCCACCACCAAAGATGACTTCATTGGTCTTGAAGGACAGTGTTCTGATTTCCCCATCTGCAACAACCCTTGCAACAATGTCCACCATTCCTGCAACCTTGTTTGCTGTCTTTTCCTGAAGGTTCGGTTTGATTGCAGTCACCTTGTCACCACCCTTCTTGGTGATGTCCTTGGTGGTGTCTTCATGACTAATCAGAATGATGTTTTCATAGTCAAGACCCATCAACCGCTTCAGTGTGGACAGGAATTCAGTTCTGACTTTATCCCATGCCCTGAAGGAATCATCACTTTCATGTGTAATTCCCATCTGTTCATACATGTACAGTCTGCACTGTTCATAGGTGTCTTCAAGAAGGTCAACCACAATGGTCTTGAAGGTGTTGTCTTTCTTTTCCAGTTCGCTGATGACATCCTTGAACACTTCCCATCCCTTTGTTCTTTTGGTCATCCTTCCGACCACTTCAACCTGGTCTTTGATAGGAATGTAAGGTGCATCCACAAACTTGATGTTTCCATCAGTGTTCAGCATCAAAGGGTCAGGGAACTTGTTTGCAAAGGTGGTCTTTCCGCTGAAGGGTGAACCATACAACCAAATGACCTTCTTCTGCACCTGCTCAATGTTTCTTCTTTCATTTTTCGGTAAAATCATAAAATTCCATCCTTTCTGACAATAGTCATTGTATTCACAATATCTGCATAACCAACTTTGATTCTGTGGAAAATCTGTTGCTTCAGTCATGTGCTTCACCTGAAACAACCAGTCAAGGACTTTTCCCTGGTCATATTCCACTTCAACCAGTTTTGGTTCAGCATTCCTGCATTCTTCCTGAATCCTGTTTCTGAAGTCTTGCAAGGATTCATCTTTCTTCTGCTTGCTGTTCACTTTGGGAACACACAAGTAAATCAATTTCCTGATTTTCTTTCCTGGATTCAGCTTTTCATAAAAATACTTGTAAAGGTGAATCTGCACACTTTCTTTGTAGTGACTGACATTGTTTGAATACTTAAAATCATAAATGTCATACACACCAGGAAGTTCCTGATATTCACCACCAAGTCTTGTATCTGATGTGACTGGTGCAAGCAGGTCAATGAATCCTTTGAAGTCATCATCTGAAATTTCCACTTCATTGAACCCTTTTGGAATCAGTGCAGCAGCCTTTGGAATCATCTGTTCCAGTTTGATTGCTTCATTCACATGTGCATCTGTGATGACAGGGAACTGCATGAAGTATTCATGAATAGCTGCTTCAACATTCTTTTCCAGTCCAGTGTGCAGTGCTGTTCCAAGAAACAGGGCATTGTCAGGATTGTCTGCTTTGATTGTTTCCAGGTGTTCTATATACCGCAACCGATATTTGAAAGGACACCCTTCAAAGCATTCCACCCTTGAATGTGACACCTGCATATTTCAACACCACCTTCCTTTCAGTTCTTCATAAATCCTTTCAGCATCTGTGAAACCTTTTTCCTGCATGATGCTGACCATTTCCTTGAAACTGTCAAAGTCTTGTGGATAAAGAAGAATTGCAATTCCACCTGCTTTGTCAATTTCCTTCAGGGTGTGCAACTGAATTTCAGTTGCCTTTCCTTTGGATGCTTTCAGTTCCAGTCCAACAAAGTGACCTTCCACACATGCAAGGATGTCAGGAACACCTGCTTTTGTGAACGCTGCACCGCCCCAATACTTAACAAACCATGCACCCTGGTCTTTCAAGTATTTCTTCACCCTGTTTTCAAAATTCTTTTCTTCTGCCATCAATCACCACCTTCCTTTCATGCATTTGCACCATCCTTCCTTCTGATTTCCATGTATTCCTTATATGGAAGACCCATTGAATCAGCAGCAATGTGAAGGGCATTCTTCTTTGTTCCAAATGTTCCCCTTTCAGACATCACTGGACAATTGGGAAAACCAACCTGGTGTGCATACCATCTGTTTGAACCTTTTTCCTTGCTGACTGTATATGTTAGTTTCATGCACCTTTTCCTTTCCGCTTTCTTTTGCATAGACCTGTGTTCCATGCATGTTGCACATTTTCCTGTTGTGTGACCCATTCAAGCTGACTTGCCCTGCAATCATGCTTCTTGCCTTTCTTGTGGTTCACAACAACCTTTGTTTCAGGGTCAGGATTGTCAACAAACGCTTCTGCAACCAAGATGTGAAGCCTGCAACACCTTCCATCCAGTTTCACCCTTAAATAACCCTTTCCGTCATCATAAGGTTGAAGCAAATTTCCTGTCAGAATGTTCTTGACCTTTCCCATGCTGCTGACCATATAGGAAGGATGTTCTGTGATGATTTTCCATCTTTCACGCAATAACACCCCCCCTTTACTTGACATCAAACCTGATGGATGCTTTCTTTGCACCTGTGGTCTTGGGATAGTCCTTCAGAAGGTCTGCATACAATTCAGGTTCTTCCTTTTCCATTTTGGCAAGGTCAACTGTCTGACTTCCTTCAGAACCTGCAACCCTGATGATTTTCAGGAACTGATTGTCAACAGACTTGATTCCATATTCATCCATGACCTTTCCAAGCTGTTCCTTGAACTTCTTTTCATCCGCTTCCAGTTTCTTCTTTGCCTTGACCGCTTCTGCAAGGTTCTGCATCACTGACAAATACTGTTCTTCAAACACCTGCAATTCAGCTTCTGTGAACTGCTTCTTTTCATCCAACATTGCAATTTCAGTTGTCATTTTCTTCACCTGTCCTTTCTTGGTTGATATATTCTTGAAATTCTGCTTGTCTTGCAGTTATTTCTTCACTGTATGGTGTGGAATGCACACCGCCTGACCAAAGTTTCATTGCAGCCGATTCACCCAAGTTATAGGACATCAGAACCATGTGTGTATTTCCATTGAATTCTTCAAACAGTTGGTTCAGGACATATATTCCACATCTGATGTTCTGTTCTTCATCCAAGAAGTCTGTCACACCAAGGTTTTCTGACAGCCACTGGTGATTGCTTTGGTTTATCTGCATCAGACCATAGTCATGTGTTTCACTGACCACTTCAGGTCTGAAGGAAGATTCATGGTCAATGATTGCCATGACCAGTGTCCAATCAATGTTGTATGCCCTGGACAGTATGAACACAAATTCCTGAAGGTCTGCATCCATTGGAACATTCAGTGGTATGAATTCAGCTTCTTCAAACAGACTGTCATTCCTTGTCCATTCAAACACTGTGGTCTGACCTGAAACTGTGTTGTTTCCTGCACCATACATTGAATTCAGAATGACTTCTGTTTCATCCGCTGAAATGGTGATTCTGTTCATCTGCTTTGAATCATGGTTGTGAACTATGATTCCAGTGATGATGCTTCCAAGGATTGCACCAAGAAGGAAGCAGATTCCCATTGTCAGGAAAAACTTTTTCACATACTTGTTTGACTTCCTGTTGACCCTGATGCCTGAACCATCCCTGATGACCTTTCTTCCATAGTTCCTTTCATTCTGTTCCATTTTCATCATCCCTTTCTTCATAACACACATTTATAATCACTGTTGACAACCCCATCATCACAAAACCTGAAATGATGTATGGGATATATGGTCTTATGCTGAAATATTCACCCATTTCATCTGCAAGGTCTGATGCACCTGCTGTTCCAAGAAGAAGGAAGAAACCAATCAGGAACAGAAGACCTGCAACCGCTTCAGCACCCTTTTTCAAATAGTTCATCTGTATAGTCCTTTCTCATTTCAAGCACCTTCTTGATGTTCACTTCAATACTGTTCTTCACTGTCATTGTGTAGTAGAAACAAGGTTTGTTCTGACCAATCCTGTGAATCCGCTTCTTTGACTGTTCAAATAGTTCTGACATCAGTGGAAGGGTAAAATATATGATTTTGTTTGCTTTCTGAAGATTCAGACCCATGCTTCCTGCTTGATACTGAATCAGGGTGATGGAATTGTCCTGGTCTTCATAAGCTGATAAATCTTTGTTGTGACCGTTTACTTCTGACACTGGTCTTTCCAGTTCTGCTGCAATCTGTTTCAACTGATACAGTTCTTCATTGAAGTTATAGAAAACAATCAGTCTGTCCTGTGTACTTTCAACCAAGTCTTTGAATGCTTGCAGCTTGTCCTTTGAATACATCCCACAAAGCTGTCTTTCATAAAGCATTTGTGTCAACTTGGTATCACCAACCAGTTCAATCCCATCAGCAGTGGTGACAATCCTGTCCTTCTTGAACTTTCTGTATTCCTTTGAACTGTTCACTGAAATGTCAATGAAAGTCTGTTCAGGAAGGTCAAAGCATTCTTCTGTTTTCATAAAGACCGCCCCATGTTCACGAAGTTTTGACTTCAGTCTGTCTGTGTTCTTGTAGGGGTCATCTTTATCCACTATTTTCAGTGGTACACCACCAACTTCAATGGTTTTCCAGTTCACATATTGCCTTTGATACAGTTGGAAGCTGATGTTCCATCCAAGCAGATGAATCTGTGTCCAAAGGTTTTCATATTTCCCTGATGTAGGTGTTCCTGACAGCAGAATCACATTCTTTGGATTCATCTTCAGGATGAACTTGCTTCTTTTCGCTTTCTCATTCTGAATGATGGAAGATTCATCAAGCATCAGTGTAAAGTTTTCAAGGTGCAAAAGGTCAGGTCTTCTGAATACCAGGTCATAATTGATAAAACCTATGTATTGACAAGGGTCAGGATTTTCCTGAAGATACGGTTCACAAGGTTCACCCCTGAAGTCTTCATGCATTTCCATGTATTCTTCCCAACTATTCACAACCTTCATGAATCTTTCCAGTTGCTTCTTATTGGTCAGGTCATACAGTTCAATGCAATATGGATGTTCTGAATAATGTTCCTTGAAGTGGTCAATCCAGTCTTGAACCTTGGATTTCTGACAAACAACCAAGTTGAAGTTCTTTCCAAGATTCATCATCTTTTCACCACCAACAAAGGTTTTTCCAAGACCCATGTCCAAGTAGTAAGCAACTTTGTTCTGACCTTCAGTGTCTTCCAGTGCTTTCACCTGGTGTGGGAATAGTTGCATCAAATCACCATCCCTTCACCTATGTATTCGGTCAGCTTCTTTGGACTGATGTGATAAGACCACACTGTCTTGTTCTTTGCTGCAAAACCAAATGGTGCTGTTCCCATCTGAAGTGCAACCCTGACAAACTGTTCTGACTTTCCAAGCATCTTTGCAGCCTGTTCAACACTGACATTCTTCAGACCTGTGCTTGAATGGTCAGATGCAGGAACTTCACTGTTCAACCATTCCACTGTGCAGTCCAGGAAGTCAGCAATGGACTTCTGAACTTCAGGTCTTGGGATTGACCTTCCTGATAAATACTGACTGACAGAAGACTTTCCCTTGCCGATTGCAGCAGCAAGTTCTTTCTGTGAAACCTGTCTTTCAGTCATTGCCTGATTCAATCTTTCTGCAAAACTGTTCATACTGAACACCATCCTTTCTGCAAAATGTACGCTTTTAAGATACAACCGAAGTAAAAAAAATTGCATCCACTTCATCAGAATTCAAGTTGTATCTTTCTTTGATTCGCTGAATTTCACCCTGTGTGAATTCAGCACCACCAGTTTCATTGATTTTGGCATTGAACCGCTGAACACTGATTCCAATTGCTTTTGCAAGGATTTCCTGTGTGTCACCGTTTCCATGCATGATTCCAACTAACTTCTGCTTGTTCATTTCAGCACCTTCCTTTCTATTTATGCAGCAGACAAGACCTTGCATCTTGTCAAAACTGTCTGCTTCACACCCCTAAATTCATCATATTCTTTGACAGTTCCAATCAGCTTTGAAACATTGTCCAGGTCTTTTGCTGTCTTCCACATGTACACATTGCCCTTGGTATCAACAATCTTGTAAAGATAGGTGACACTGGTGTTGTAACCGTCAAAGCAGTTTGTCCAAGAAGTCACACAAGCGACTGATTCAACATCAATGGTGATTCTTTGACCAACTTCACCCATCCACTGTGACTTTCTTTCTGCTTTCCGCTTTGCTTCCTTTTCAGCTTGTTCTGCTTTCCAGGCAAGTTCCCTGTTGTATGTGGGGAACAGGGAAACAAGAAGACCAAACTTGGAATAGTCAACTGCTTCAAGACTGGTGACAACCTTCAGGTTGTGCATGTAGTCATTGGATGCTTCCTGACCTTCAATCCATGCAAGGGCATCATCAACCGCCTTGTGTGCTTCAGCAGAATCAGCATTGAATCCAACCATGTCCATTTCATCCTGGATTTCTCTGATAAGGTCTTTATGCATGAACCTTGTTCTTCCTGTGCCAACTTCAAAGAACCTGGTCATCTTGTCCTTGGTGCTGTCAGGATTCCAATTTCCCCAAGCATCAACAGTCTTTGCATAACCAAAGTGTCTGATGGTTTCAGCAGCATACAGAAGGATGTCCTTGGTGTCAAAGAAGCACACATGCCATCCACCAAAGGAAACAGGTGCTTCAACTGCTTCTTCAAAGACATCATGCATGGATGCATACAGACTTGCAGCTTCAGCAGACATTCCATGTGTGAAGTCCATCAAGCAGGATTTTCCAACCTGTTTGAAGTCACCAGTGACCATGTTCTTGATGATGAAGGTGTCCTTCCTGCTTCTGTGAACATTGCAGTGTTCACAATAGGGGTCACTGCATCTGTATCTTTCAGGGATTTCCACATCAGTCATTGCCTTGCTGAAGATGTTCCCCTTGGAAGTGTGTTCAACAGAAGCAACAAATTCCCAATCATTGACCTTTGCAGTTCCTTCAGCTTCAACCAGGATGAATCTGAACTTCTGAACAGTTCCATCAGGACATTTGACTTCCTTCAGTTCTTCACCGACCTGTTCAAAGTGGAAGTCACATCCAAACTTCTTGCACTTGTTCTGAATCCTGGTGATTTTCTTCATCAGGTCTTCCATCCGACCTTCATATATTGAATATCTTTCCATCTGACCCATCCTTTCAAATGTACGCTTTCAAGATACAAGACCATTCTAATCACTTGCCTGTATCTTGTCAAGACCTTTTTTCAAATTTTCAAGATATTTTTTCAAGTAAGATTGAAAAATACACTTGAATATGTTAATATTCAAGATACAGTGTATCTTGATAACACTACTATCTGAAAGGGATGGTGACCATCTATGACAATGGGTGAATATATTAAATTGTTACGAAAAAACCATGACCTGACACAAGAAGAACTTGGTCAAAGGCTGCATCCAACTGTCAACAGGGCTGCAATCAACAAATGGGAAACTGGACAGGTAGAAAACATCAAAAGGTCATATATTGAACAGATGTCAAAACTATTCCATGTCAGACCATGTGAACTGATGTGTTTTGACCAGGAACAGCAGATTTCAGAAGATGTCATTGCAATTGAACAGGTGCAGAAGCGGTTTGGAAAAGATGCTGTCAGGTTGCTTGAACTGTTCACTAAACTGAATGAACTTGGAAAAGAAAAAGCATTGGAAGACCTGGATGACCTGACCAATCTTCCAAAGTACACTGAATCGGTTCAAGATGGTTCAAAGTAAGTTCAAGGTAAACCAAAGCACCTTGAACCGCCTGAAACCCTTTATTTTCCTATTGTTACAAGGTTATCGGTTCAAGCGGTTCAAGGTACTATGAATTTCTTTTATATAAAAATGTAGTATGTGAAATAACATATACTATAAAAATATAATAAATATATAAGGATTACCTTGAACCTTGAACCGATAGCACCCAAAACCCCAATAAAATCAAGGGTTTGAAGCGGTTCAAGGTGGATGAAAAAGAACCAATTCACCTTGAACTGACCTTGAACCTTTAGAAAGAAGGTGGACAGATGGAACTGAATGCTTTGGAACAAGAATTCTTTCAGGTGTTCCAGGATAGATTGACCCCTGAAGAAAGAAGTCAGCTTGTTTTGAAAAGACTTTCCAATGGTGCAATAGAACCATACATCAGGCATTATCCACTTGGAAAAGTCAAACTGACTGGAAGAAAACACTGGATGCAAATATTCAAAACTGTGATGAAAGTAGAACTTTTTGAAGGAAACCTTCAAGAAATGATTGAAAAACAAGAAGAAACAATCAAGTATTTGCGGAAATACTGCAAGAAATAGAAAAAGACCTTCACCTGCTGCAACAGATGAAGGTCAGAAAGCAACCACTTCAGGATGGAAGAAATGGTCACTGAATCAATAAAATATTATAGCATTTCTTCCTTCCAAATTCAATGGAAAGGAAGGTGACAGACTGTGAAAAATCCAAATGGTTATGGGTCAGTTGCAAAGCTGTCAGGAAACAGAAGGAAACCATTTTGGGTCAGGAAGACAGTTGGATGGAATGAAAAAGGTCATCCCATCTATGAAACAATAGGATATACCGCAACCAGGGAAGAAGGGAACATGTTGCTTGCATCCTATAACAAGAACCCTTGGGATGTGGACAGGGCAAAAATCACCCTTCAGGAACTGTTTGACCTATGGTTGGAAAAGAAAGCACCTAAACTTGGAAAAGCAAACCAAAGCAGTCTGAAGTCTGCATTCAATCACATCAGGAAGTATTCTGATATGAGATACAAAGAAATAAGGTCATACCACATGCAGGATTGCATTGATTTCTGTGGAAAAGGTTATTCCACCCAAGCTGCAATCAAGAACCTGTGGGGTCACCTGGACAGGTTTGCACTGGAACTGGATGTCATCACAAGGATGTATTCAGAACTTCTGACATCAGACCCAATTCCCCAAACTTCAAGGGAAAGGTTCACTGATGCAGAAATAAAGAAAGTGTGGAAAGTTTATGGTGAATACCAGGAAGGAAAAGACTTTGGTTCTGTTCCTGTGGAATGGATTGACACTGTTCTGATTTTCCTTTATTCAGGATTCAGAATCAGTGAACTGCTGACACTGAAGACAGACAATGTTGACCTGGATGCAGGAACATTCAAAGGTGGTGTGAAGACCAAAGCAGGAAAGAACAGGATTGTTCCTATTCATTCAAAGATTGTTCCCCTGGTTGAACACCGCCTGGATGCAGACAGTGAATTCTTCATCAATGTGAATGGTGACCAGGTATCACAAACCACATACAGAACATACTGGAATGACCTGATGCAGTTCCTTCACATAGAAAAGACACCGCATGAATGCAGACACACATTTGAATCCATCTTGGATTCTAAAGGTGCAAACAGGAAGTGCATTGACCTGATGATGGGTCATGTTTCAAAGGATGTTGGAAACAGGGTGTACAATCATAAAACACTGGAAGAACTGAAGACTGCAATTGAACTTTTGAAAGTGAACTAATGACAGGTTAGTGACAAAAAAGACCCCAAACCTTGAAAAATCAATGGTTTGGGGTCAATTCGTTTTTATTATACCATAAATTTGTTCACTTTTTCAATCCTGAAAGTCCAGTGTTTTCAAGGTTTCTGTGAACAGTTCACTGCTGTCAGACCCCTGAAAATCACACCCATTAGTGACAAATTAGTGACTTGATTTCTTGCAGTCATAGACACAATCAGAACAGTCACCGTCACAATCACTTCTATCCCAATTGACCAGGGCATGAATCCAAATTATAGGTAAAACAATTATTAGAATAGCAAGAACAATGTTCATGTCATCCTTCTTTGATGAAAGCATCAGGGAATCCTGCTGCCTGAACTTTCTTCAGAAGTGCATCAGCATTTTCCTTCTTGCTGAAAGCACCGACCTGAACAAAGTATTTTGCATCTGCTTTCTGTTCCTTGTGGAACTGGTCAAAGTATTTCTGACCAAATGCTGCCCTTTTCGCCTGAACCGCTGCACCCTGGTCAGCAGGTCTTTCATAGATGGTCAGAACAGCAGTGGATGCTTCAGTAACATTGGTTGCAGATTTCAGTGTTGCAAGCATGGAAGCATAGTTTGCACTGATTTCCTTCTTCAGGAATTCAAGCTGCATGTCAAGGTTTCCAATGGATGCTTTCTTGCTGTCAGCATATTCAAGCAGTGCCTGTTTTCTTGACCAATATGTCCACTGTGCAAGACCATAACCTGCTGAATCCTTGACAAAATTATCATAGGTTTCATTGTCCACCCTGGAAGTGTACTGTGCATCATTCATTCCAAGTGACTTTTCAAAGGTGTTCTGAAGGTTGTTTGCAATCAGTGCAGATTCTGCAAACAGATTTCCCATCAGACCTGCAACACCATAATCATTCCCAATGAAGGAAGACAGGAAGTTCCACACCTTTTCAGGGTCAGCTTCAGTGGTTGCAGGTGCTTCAATCACTTTGATGGACTTCAGGGTGTCCTGCTGTGCAGCAGTTCCCTGAATGGTGCAATAGGAAGGATTTTCAAGATAAATCCAACCTGCACCGCTTTTCAGCTTGCCCCAACCATCTTTGACTTCCACAATGGTGAAGATTCCCTTTCCAGTGAACTTTCCAGTCAGGTTGTTTCCCATGCCTGCTGAAGTTCTGATGTTCAGGTCATCAATCAGCACCTGAACAGTGAAAGGACAGGAAGGAAGACTGCTGACAGTCTGTGCAGGTGCTTCAGCAGAACCACCAAGTCTTGCAGTCACCTTGGATGCAAGGTCACCCATTCTTGCATACATCCAATCACCAGGACAGGACTTGTTTGCAAACCATCTGTGAACCGTCAGAAGCATTTCATCAGATGCAGGTTTATATGCAAGGGTCTTGGTCTTGTCACCAAACCAAAGCAGCTTCTTCTTTCCGTTTCGCTTGCAGATGTCCACACAAAGTTCAATCAGCTTCTGATACACATTATCTTTGAAAGCATAAGGTGCAGTTGCATCAGATGCACATTCAATGGTGATTGCCCTTTGGTCATTAGCACTGGAAGAAGTACACCAGGAACGGTTCTTTTCTTCCACATACATTCCAACCCTTCCATCAGCACCAATTCCATAGTTGCAGGATGCCTGTCTTGAAGTTGGAAGGAAGATGTTTCCAAGTGTTTCAACAGAACACTGACCCACCACACAATGTGGTGTGATGATGTCAATGCTTTTGGTTCTCTGACCGCTGTGGTTAGGTGACAGTTTTGTATATGATACAAGTGGACTGTTTGTATATGCCATTATTCTTCACCTTCTTCCTTTCCGTTTGTCAGTTCATCAAGTGCTTCAGCACAAAGTTCAGATTCATCAGTGATGATTTTTTCTTCATCCATAGCATTCACCCCTTCTTTTTCGGTTCAATATAGGTCATTGCAAGGTCACTGTCACTGATTCCATGTGTGGTGGGGTCTGTGACAATTCCAAGGATGGAAAGAACCACAAAGACCGCATTCACAACCACAATCAGTCTGTTTCCAAGTTCACCAAGGTCAATGGTGTAACCAAAGACTGCTGCAACTGCCTGAATGAGCAGAAGAACAGCAGGAATGATTGCAAGCCAAAAGTTTTTGTTCTTGATTCTAACTTTCCAGTTGATGTTCATTTTGTTCACCTGTTCCTTTCTGTCAGTCTGTATTGATTGGAAGTTTCCTGACATCTTCCATGATTTTTTCAGCAGTGCCATTTCCACCAAGTGCCTTGTATGGTGCATAAAGGTATTTGTTCAGGTTTTCATATTCATCTTCAGTCATTGAACCTTTTGCAAGGTATTCTTTGCCTAAACAAATGATTCTGTCATGTCCAAGTCCAAGAAGCATCTTGCTTTGATGGTCAAGAACTTCTTCTTTCTTGTCCTTCTTCTTGTCCTTTCTCTGTACAAGATACAAAATCAATGCCCAAAGACCCTGTGAAGCAAACACCGCTGTGAATATTGCAATCAGCAATCCATCATTCATTTTGTTTTCACCTTCCTTTCCGCTTGCATGTTAAAAGCACCTGACAAGGTATTTCACCAAGTCAGGTGCTTCATTTGATTGTTATTCCTGTGCAAGTTCAGGAAGGTCAAGGTCAATCAGAACCTGCTTCACCTGTTCCCTGATTCTTTCAGGAACATCATTGATGGTTTTGACACCCTTGATGATAAGTGTTGCATAAACAACTGCCATTTTTTCCACATCCTTTCCTAAAATGATTTTAAGTATGAGATAAAGAAACATCAGGCTTCACCTTCAGTTCCAACCCATCCCCTGTCCTGAAGAATCTTGATGACATCCGCTTTCAGCTTCTTGGGAACATCATCAATGGTCTTGATTCCCTTCATGATTAAATCTGCATAAACTGCTGCCATAGTTGTTCACCTGTCCTTTCCTTAACCTAACATTTCATAGACATCACAAAGTGCAATCTGTGTGTCAGTCATCTGCTGTTCAAGGGATGCATTCTTGTCATCAATCATCTTGATGTATTCATCCTTGTCATACTGCACCAGGTTGTATTCAAAACCAGTGAATCCTTCCTGGTCATCAGTTCCTGCTTCAGAAACCGCCTGGATGTCAGATGCAATCCACACACTGAATTCATCAATGACCTTTTCTTCAGGTCTGACTGTGCTTCTTGTCTTTCCATAATCTTTCATGTGACTTTACCGCCTTTCTTGTTTTTGATGTTGAATTCATAGTATGCATCTGCATACTTCTGAACTGGTGCAATGTACTTCTGTGACAACCTATAACTATCACAATGAATCAACCATCCCTTATAGGAATTGATGGAACACCATTCTGAATAGGTCAAAGGTTTTCCTTCCAACCTGTGCCTGTTCACATTGGTCAGCTTCTTTTTCATCTGCTTGCAGGTGGTCTTCCTTAACAGCTTATAGTTCAAGAAAATTCTATAACCCACATAGTCAACACCCCTGACATAGGAAGGAAATATTTGCCAGTTTCCTTTGATTTTAAGTTTCAGGTTCACTTTGAAGTATTCCCTGATGTCTGCAAGCAATCTGTGCAATTCTTCCTTGGTTTCACCGAAAATCACAATGTCATCCATGTATCTGAAATAGTGCTTCACATGTTTGACTTCTTTTATCCAGTGGTCAAATGCTGACAGATAGAAATTCCCTGAATACTGTGAAATATAGTTCCCAATAGGAATTCCAGTGTCACCTGGTGTGGAATCAATGATTTCATCCAATAACCAAAGCAGGTCATCATCCTTGAACAGTTTTCTGTATTTAGTTTTCAGAATGTCATGATTGATGGAAGGATAATATTTCTTTGCATCAATCTTCAAACAATACTGACAACCAGGAACATCAGTCTGCATTGCCTTTTCCACCTTGTGCAAACACTTGTGGATTCCCCTTTCAGGGATTGCAGAATAGGTGTCATCAGTGAAGGTCTTCAGCAGAATTGGTTCAATGACCTGTAAGATTGCCCACTGACATATTCTGTCAGGGAAATAGGGCAACTTATAAATCAGTCTTTCCTTTCCACTGTCCTTCTTGATGAAGGTTTCATATTCTGATGTTTGATAGGTTTTATTGATTAGCATGTCCTGAAGCATCTTCAGATACTTGTCAGGGTCTTCATCAATCATCTTGACTTCCTTGTACCAACCTTTTCCTTTCTTTGCATTCTTGTGTGCAAGTTTCAGGTTGTCCATGTCATAGATTCTTGAATATAAATTTCCATACCGCTTCATTTTGTATGCACATTTGAATGGTCAAATCTTCAAGAAAATAAAGATTTTCTTTACCAATACAACCTTTCATTCTTTTTCTGTTTTGGCAAGTGCCAGGGCAATATTGTTCACATGTAAGAAGCAGGACATCATTTCTGACATCCTGCTTCCTGTTTTTAATATGCATTTAGTAAGTGACTGCTGATATTCCGATTACGATTCGACACTGCATTATTCACATTCCAATAGAAACTGCCTGCATTAGCACCATTATTCCAATTACTGCCTAATTTAGCAACTGGTGTTTACTGACTTTTTCAATGGTTTGTGATTCTGACAGTTTGAAAACAATCAGCACAAATTGCCCATAATAATCTTTTTAAGTTCCTTATGCAGCAGATGCAGGTGCATACAGCAAGCGACCGCCGACATACCGATAACGAGCCGACACCGCATTAATCACATACCAATCGAAACCGCCCGCATCAGCACCATTAGTCCAATGACCGCCCAATATAGCAACCGTGTACTGGGAAGATGCTTTGTTCTGATAGAAATTATCACCAACAGGAAGTGAACTGTTTCCATTGACTTCAGAAGCAATGAACAACCAGTCAAAGTCTTCACTGTAT